GAACTGATGAACATGCTGAAGAAGAGATACGGTTAGTATTCAATAAGATTGGAGACATATTAAAAGATAAGTATCCAGCCCTGTTTGATGATTATGAAGTAGAAGTTAAGGGGGCTGATAAGAATAACGAATGGGTGACTACAAGGAGGAAAGTATAATGGAAGAACATGTTTTACTAGATTTAGTAGCTAACAGTCAAATAGTTCTTAAGGGAGTTCAATATGGTATATTTGCTCAAGATATTGAGGTCATTAGAAAGGCTGTTGAAGATTTAAAAGATGTAGTTGATATTATGAGTGAAGTTATAGACGATGATTTCGGGCAATAAAGAAGCATTTAAAGTTCTTCAACAGGTAACTACCCCAACTTATCTAGGATTAGATTGTTCTTCTAGAGCTATTCATGGGGTGTGGTTAGATGACCAGGAAAAAATATTGGCTATGCTTAAATGGCGTAGCTCTGATTTAGAATTTGATGTCAGATTTATTGAAATTTCTTTACAGTTTACTAAAGATTTGAGTAAAATAAAAGTAATTACTAATGCTGCGGTTGAATCAGCGATTTTTATTCAGAACCCTAAATCTACTATAGAAATTGCTTCAGTTGTGGGTGGTGTGCGTCTAGCGTGTGCGTCCAATAATATTGAATGCCTACCTGTAGATAATAGACATTGGAAAAAATATGTATTGGGGAAGGGTAATTCTAATAAGAAAGATATTAAAGAGTTTGCCGTAGATAAATGGGGCGAGTTATTTATAGAACAGGATTGGGCTGATGCAGCTTGTATTGCCCTATGGAGAAAAAGGAGGACAGAATGAGTTTACAAAAAGTTAATAAAGATAAAATAAGCGTTGCCTTCATGGAACCTACGCCCACTCTTTCAACAGAAGAAGATAAGCTCCCTGAGGGTATGACAGAGGAAGACCTACGGGCTAAGTACGCTAAGTTGGTTTGGTGTGAATATTACGGGTGCAAATGGAATAAGCAGATTGGGGCAGAGCGTACCTTGAAAACTATTCTAAAGAACAGGACATATAATTCTTTTAAAGATGACCCTGGTATGAGGGGATTATGTGGTAGACCAGACGAGATTGCGATTCGTTTTAAGACTATTGTATCGGGAAGCCGAAAATATAAAGTGCCTGCATGTTTTACTTGTAACACTGGTATAAGTGGGCATGTAGATTTTTCTAAGTTCTTGCAACCTGATGGTTCTCCTTGGGGTGGTAACATTGATTCCCAGCATGTATCGGATGCAGGATATGGGGCGATGGACTCCAATAGTATTCACGGAGGATAGAATGCCTAAAGTTATTCCAGATGAAATTAGACTGAAAGCTATGGAACTGTTTCTGGGGGGCCAAACAGTTCCAGCAATTTCTGCTGCGTTAGCCAATGAGTTTAATGTAGAGGTTAAAGTTCCTACTATTTACGCATGGTCTAAACAATATAAATGGAAAGAAGATAAAATAGAAGCGAGAGTGGCTGCGGTAGATACTATTAAAGAAACAGAAACTCAACGCTATGCTAGAATTCAAGAAGAGCATTTAAATGATTATGGGCGATTAAGAAAGAAGGCATCGTCAGAATTAGATGGACATATGTTTGACCGCCCATTTGATGCTGCAAAAGCCTTGGATCTAGGTATAAAAGGGGAACGAGTTGTAATGGAAGGTATGATTAATTTACAATTTGTTCAGGATATAATGGGCGTATTGGTCGATGAAATCAATGATTCTGACGTATTACAACGAGTAGCTTTTAAACTAAAGGCTTTAATTCAAACACAGGATAATAATGGAAACAAATAATAATGCCACTACATTTGATGATGCTTTCTCTAGATTAGCTGAAGGTTTAGTCACGCACCAATCTATTAAGGTCGGAAGTTTTTGGGAATTTCTACGGGATATTTGGAGCTTAAGCTATGATAATCCAGAGTACTTTAAGGCGTGGCATGTGGGAGTATTGGCAGAAGATATTGAATATTGTCTAGAAGAAGGGTTAAATTATTGTGCCATCCTACCTCGATTCCATTTTAAATCAACTATACTTGGACATGCTTTCTCAGTTTGGAGACTCTTAAAGGCTCCCAGAGATTGTTCAGTGCTGTATTTATCATTTAGTGACCTAATGGCTAGGTACCACATTGCTGAAATTAACAAGACGGTTCAACGTAATCCCATTCTTACTCAATGGATGACGAGCCGTTCTCCAAAGGCTGACTTTTCCTTTAGATATCACATTAATAAGAAGCCTATGGAAATAGCACATGGAGGTCTTTTTTCATTTAAGAGGGGTATGCATGTTAATGGGGCTTTGATTGCAGATGACGTTTTGCGTGACCCAGAGAACCCATTAAACTTATCTCAATTAACTAAAGTAGAAGATCACTTTTTGACAGAGACTATGTTTATTCCTTTAAAAGGAATTCCTGTTATTGTCTTAGGAACTCCGATGATGCCTGGAGATTTATTAACTGTTCTCCAAAAAGATGACCGTTTTAAAACGAGAGTTCTTCCTGCTTTAGACCCAGTTCCAGGTAGACGAGTTCTAATGCCTGAATTATATGGTGAAGAATGGTTATTACAACAACAAAGGGCTAGACCTAAAGCCTTTGCTTCAGAGTTTTTATTGCAACCTTATTTTGCTACCGAAGCTTATTTTGAAGAGGATGACATTAGAAAATGTGAAGACCCCACTTTACTTAATCATCCTGTTAATAAGGCTTATATGCCTCTTGAAGAGGGGGATATATTTGCGGGGTTTGATGTAGGGAAGAAACGGCACCCATCTCATTTAGTTATCTTTAGAAAGATAGGAGATAGAATAGAACAGATTCATCAGTCTTGGTTAGATGGTTGGTCGTACTCAGACCAAATTGAATATCTAAATGATGTTGTAGACAAATTTCATATTATGAGGGGGTATATAGATAACACTAGAGGTGAATTAGAAGATAGAGGTTTAAATAACATTTGGCGAGCAATGCACTTTACCACAAAATCCAAGAATACAATGGCTCAAGTATTTGAGCAGTATGTCCACTCTGGTCAATTAAAATTATTGTCTGATGAAAGACAACGTGGACAGATATTATGTGTTAGTAATGAGTTGAAAGCTCCTAGTACTCCTATGGGACATGGAGATTCTTTCTTTTCTATTGCTATGGCATTATATGCTGCGTATGAATCCTCCTTGAATAGTTTTCAAAATCTAGGTAATGTGGTGGATTGGATGAATGACATTTCCCCAGATACTCCATCTGAAGGAACTGCCACTCAGAATCTTCAAAATCAGTGGGTTAGTTCCTTGACAAATAATGCAAAACCAGCGCATAATACGAACCAAGAAACAGCAATGGAGTCAGGATTAGCCCCCGTTAACCCAATGATGGAACCACAGCAACCTAATCCCAATTGTGAAGAGCCGTTATGTGCTGCTTCCTTTTGGGTAACAGAACGAAAATTATGTATATTTTGTGGGTTTAGAGGATAGGAGGAATATAAATGGCAACAGCATTTAAAGTGCATTCGGGGGTATCTCCGCAAGCAGAAATCATTTTACAACATAGATATTATTTAAAAGACGCTAATCATGAACTTATAGAAACCTCGACTGAACTTTTTCAACGAGTAGCTAAAGCAATAGCGCAAGTAGATGAAGATATCTATGGAGCTTTATCAGTAGAAGTAGACTTATTGGCTAATGATTTCTATGATATAATGGCTCAATTAGAGTTTTTACCTAATTCACCCACATTGATGAATGCTGGTACTAATCAGGGTACTTTAAGTGCTTGTTTTGTATTGCCATTGGAAGATAGTATGGAAGACATAATGAAGGCTGCTACCCATTCTGCTATGGTACAGAAGTTTGGTGGTGGCACAGGGTTTGCATTATCTAAGATTAGACCTAAGGGAGCTAGTATTGATACTACTCATGGTAAAGCGTGTGGGCCTATTGAGGTTTTAAAGACTCTATCTAGAGTATCAAGTATGATTACTCAAGGTGGAAAAAGGGATGGCGCAAATATGGCAGTAATGTCTGTATACCATCCTGATATTAAAGAATTTATTACGTGTAAATCTATTGAAGGTGATATACATAATTTTAATATTTCGGTAGCGGTAGATTCTAATTTTATGAAATTAGTAGAAACTGATGCTAAGTATCCTTTGGTAGCCCCACATAATAAGGAAGTCATTACTTGGTTGTCTGCCCGTTATATTTTTTCTTTGATCATACAAAATGCATGGCAAAATGGAGAACCTGGAATGGTTTTCTTAGATAGGATTAATTCTGATAATAGAGTAGGAAAAGAATTTGGGGATATGATAGCGACTAATCCTTGTGGAGAACAGCCCCTCTTAGGCAATGAAAGTTGTAATTTGGGGTCTATTAATTTAGCCAAGTTTTATGTTGCCAATACCTCTATGGATTGGCGAGAGAAAGTTAATTGGGTTAGACTTACTCAGGTGATTAATACAGCTACCCATTTTTTGGATAATGTTATTGATGCTAATAAATATGCAGTATTAGATATTGAAACAATGACTAAAGCAACACGCAAAATTGGCTTGGGAATAATGGGTTTTGCCGATTTGTTAACTCAATTGAGAGTACCTTATAATAGTAAGGATGCTCAAGTTATTGGTAGTTCTTTAATGGAATATATTCGTGCTGCTACTGATGTGGCTTCGTTAAATTTAGGTGGTCAACGTGGCCCCTTTCCAGCATGGACTAAGAGTTCCTATAAGATGCACGAAAATTATCGGAATGCTTGTAGAGTAACGGTAGCCCCTACGGGAACTATTTCTATGATTGCAGGATGTGCTTCTGGCATTGAACCTATTTTTGCATTGGTCTGGAAGAAGCAAAACATTTTAGAGGGTAAGACGTTATATTATGTTAACCCATATTTTGAGGAGGTAGCTAAAGAACAAGGATTTTATTCAGAAGAATTGATGGAAGCTTTAAGTACTGGTGAATCTTTGCAAAATTTAAATGATGTACCACAATGGGCCAAAGAGGTATTCGTTACCGCCCCTGAAATTTCTCCCGAAGAACATGTTCAAATGCAAGCAGCGTTTCAAAATTGGGTAGATTCAGGTATTTCTAAGACTATAAATCTTTCTCATGACGCTACTATGGAAGATGTGTATACAGCCTATCTTAGCGCATGGGAAACTGGTTGTAAGGGAATTACGATTTATAGGAGTGGGAGTAGGGAAAAAGAGGTTCTAGTGGCTGGACATGAACCTATTTCTGTGTTAACATGTACTTGTGATTCCCCCATATTAGTCCAAGAAAGTGGGTGTATTTCTTGTAAAAGTTGTGGATGGAGTGCTTGTGAAGTTTCTTAAAACATATCTACAATCGTATAAGGCCACCCTGTTTTCAGGGGTAATGGTTGGGTTTGTATCCGTACATACATTAGAAGATGTATTACTGTTGTCAATAGGAAGATTTCTTCCAGTACCACTCTTAGCTATGTATGGGCTAGGGTTAATAATTTCGTGGTTAGTAATGGGTTGTATAGTTAATCGGGTTCTGAACAAAGCGGGGATAAATCCCCACAGTCACTAGAATAGGAGGATTATTATGGTCATGGGAAATATGTTACGGGAAAGGGATTCCCAGTATGTAGCGACTAGAGATGAAGGGACACAAACATGGCGTATCTTAGATACGTGGCATGATGCTTTACGAGAAATGAATCCAGAGGATGATGTAGAGGATGATAGTCCTGCCGTAACTGTACTTACTGAAGGGGGATTTATAGCAGTAGTTAAAGAAGCTTCTCGTTTAGGTATTTTACAGAATGCGACTGCTTCTTTTATCCCTGTAGATACTAGAACTGAAGACGATTATTCGGATGCAGTTAAAGAAAAAGACGAAGAACTTGCTGAAATACGTAAAAAGATAGTAAAATATGAAGAGGAGATAAGCACTCTCCGTATATCTGCTTCTAAATCAGAGGGTACATTATTGAAAGAGTTAGCCATGGAAACGTTGCTTAAATTGACCCTCTCTTCTGACATAGAAAAATTAACTACACGTAAGGATTAGCTATGAAATTATCAGCATACCTTCCTGAAACCCCTGCTCTATCTCAACAAATGACAGATTTGAATTCTCAAATCGGTATGTTTCAGTTAATGAAGGCATCAGGAGATGTAGGAACTGCGCCTACGATAGGCTTAGACCACATAGTTAATACGTGGGTACGCCATCAAATGGCGTATAGACAACAGCTTGTAATGGATATTCAAACCATTGCCATGTCTGTTGAAGAAATTCGTAGCCCCATTAATCATATTACTAGTGAGGTTTTTAGGCGTGGTATCCAATGGAAGGCTAAGATAAAAGACCCAGACCATGAGCAACAGGAACGGTTTGGGAAGTTCTTAGAGGATTGTAATGTCTTTGACCAAAGTTTAGA